CGCAGGCTATGGCTTGCCATCCGCCAGGCATTGCTGATGGTGGTGGACGCGATAGAGCGCGAGCTGGACATAGAGCCGCGCACGGCTGAGTTACGTCGGCAGATGAAACACAACCCGGAAGGAGTGTGGGATGCGGATTAAGGCAAGACTGGGCTTTCACGATAGGTTCGACCGCGACGAGGTGAATCTGTGGATCACCGCAAAGACAAAGCGGGTCATACACAGGGTGAGTATTCGCCTACCGTTTCCGCGCTTCTGGCGTTGGTTAGTGGCGGTGGTGAGATGGAACTAAGAGAATGCCCGTTTTGTGGTGGGACCAGCGCAGTGGTGACATGGACCGATTATGACCAGGTGGTCATCATGTGCAATGACTGCGGCGCCGAGGGACCACCCGTTAACGATGACTACAAGCAGACCGGCAAGGACCTCGCCGCGCAGAAGTGGAACGAGAGGGCGCCGGGCCAGGGATCGGTGAGGCAATGAGCGAGGAACCGAGAGTACGGATGATAACGGATGCCAGCGACACCGTGGAGGAGATTCGCCGCCTGCTGGGAATCCCGCGCCTTGTCCAGTGGTTCAAGGTCGAGGTCAAGATGGATCAGGTGGTATTCGTGGAGTGCCGGTTCATTCCAGAGGAACCCGACGAGGCCGACGAGGCCGAGCAATGAACCGACGCGACACACTGACAGCAGAGGCGGTGGGCGATTTCATTACACGGTGCAAAGAACGCACACACATCGACCATGCCGTCATCGTGCCAGAGGTAGCGCGCCCCATATTCGAGCGCCTGGGCTACACGGTTATGGTGACAGAGATGCTACCGGACGGCGAATTGTGGTTGATTACAAAGCCTGACTAACAAGCGCATAGCGGGCTAGTCCCGCAGGCAGTCCGACAGGAACGCCGCTAACCCGCCGAGAGTCACACGACCTCGGGCGAGGATAGCGGCGTTTTGTCGTTTCCAGGAGGAGGCGCAATGGAGCACGAATACAAGTCATTCCCGGCAGTGGTGTCGGGGGTTGATGAAGCGCAAGGCATTGTCGAGACGATCTTTGCCGTGATGGGGAACGTGGATGAGGGGCTAGATGTAGTCCACCCAGGGGCGTTCACAAAGACATTCGCGGAGCGTGGGCTGCGGGTCAAGGTGCTCGACCACCACAACACGCGGTCGATCCTGAACGTCATCGGAAAGCCGCTGGAACTGCGCGAGTTGAGCCGTGCTGAGTTGCCCGCCGAACTGATCGCGCGTGTGCCGGAAGCCACGGGGGGCGCCTATGCCAAGGTGCAGTTCCTTATGGATACACCCGAAGGCAAGGGGGCCTTCATCCGCCTACGGGACAAGGCCGTGGATGAATGGTCGTTCGGTTATGACCCGCTGGATAGCGACTACTCCAAAGCGCTGCGTGGCAATGAGGAGGTAACGGTGCGCAATCTGCGCACTCTCAAGCTCTTCGAGATTAGCCCCGTCATCTGGGGCATGAACCCGGCAACCACGACGCTGGGCGCCAAGGACGCCAAGGCCGCGACGAAAACCGAGGCCGATGGCGAGCATCCCGCCTCGCACTACCTCGTGGTCGAGGACCCCGAGAAGGTTACGACCTGGCACTTGCGCGTGCGCGATGTGGACGGCAACCTGGACCACCGGCTGATGGGCGCGGCGTGGGCCGCGCTGCACGGCGGCTACCGCGGCAACGTCTACGAGGGACCGGGCAAGACCGAGGCGTTGCGCAAGCTCGCGGCGCTGTATGCCGATGAGGACATGGAGACGCCGAAGGCCGCCGACGTGATCGCAGAGCGCAAGACAGCCGCCGCCGATCTGCTACGGCAGGCCATCGCCCTATTGGAGGGCATTGAGGATGAATCACCCGCACCCGCCGACGAAGCGGGCCGCGCTGAGGACGCGCCAGAACCAGAGGCCGGGCCGGACGACGAGCCACCCACCTCCACGGACAACGAGCGCTTGAGACTGGAACTACTCACTCAAATCGAGTCTATGGAGGACTGAAATGGATTTTACGACCTACGACGAGCTGTTCGAGCAGTCGCAGGCCCTCATCAAGCAGTCCGGCGAGATCGCAGCCAACAAGGCCGCGACCGCCGAGGACCTGGTGAAGGCCAAGGCGATGCTCGAAGACGCCAAGGCGCTCAAAGAGCGCTCGAAGATGTTGCGGGAACTGGAGGACCTGAAAGCGCAGGCAGCGCCCGAAGCCCCGGCCCCGCGCCAGCCCGGCAAGTTCAAGAGCCTGGGCGATATGTTGACTTCGATCTACGGCGTGTCGTTCCAGAGCAAGACCGACCCGCGCTTGCGGATGGCGATGCACGACCTGGGACCGCAGGACGGCAAGAACGGCTGGATCGACCCACAGACCAAGGACCTCGTGGAGAACATCGGCGCGTCCGGTGGCTTCACGGTGTTCCCGGAGCACCTGAACCAGTTGTTCCAGATGGACCCGCTGGAGCGCATCTTCCGCCAGCGCGCGTTCGTTCTGCCGATGCGCGCCCGCGTGATGCAGATCCCGGTGCTCGATCAGACCGGCGCGCCCGCAGCCGGCACGTCCAGCTACTACGGCGGGGCCATCGCCAAGTGGACGGAAGAGGCTAGCGAGAAGGAAGAGTCGCAGCCCGACTTCCGGCAGGTGGAGCTGGTGGCGCACAAGCTGGTGGTCTACACCGAGGCGTCTGACGAGCTCATGGCCGACAGCGCCATCCCGCTGGAATCGCTGTTGCAGCAGCTTTTCCGCAGCGTCGTGCTGAACGAGGAGGAATGGGCGTTCGTCAACGGCACCGGCGCAGGCCAGCCGTTGGGCGTTGTCACCGCCAACACCGCCACAGGCACCGGGCCGACCATCGTGGTCGCCAGGACCGCCGCGGGCGCTATCGGCATCGGTGACATCTTCAACATGGTGTCGGCGTTCCAGGGGCGCTCGCCCATCTGGATCGCGCATCAGAACACGATGCCGCAGATCCTGGGCCTGAACGGGCCGGCGGGCAATCCGTCTTACGTGTGGATCGGCAACGGGCGCGACGCCATGCCGACCACGCTCATGGGCTACCCGATCTTCTTCGTGGAGAACGCGCAGCCGTTGGGCACGTCGGGCGACCTGATCCTGGCCGACCTGAGCAAGTACGTGATTGGCGACCGGCAGATGGTCACAATCGACGCCAGCAAGCACTACCGCTTCCGCAATGACCTCACCTCGTGGCGCGCAGTGCATCGGGTGGATGGCCGCCCGTGGCTGTCGGCACCGATCACCTACCGCGATGGCGTGACGGTGGTTTCGCCGTTCGTAATCCTCGACGGCGCGGGCGCCAGCTAGGGGTGATGACATGACTCAGGCATACACCAACCGCTTCACTGAGGTTCACGAGTTGTTCGGGGCGGATGCCGACGCCTATGCAATCGGCGTCTACGCGCCCCTCGTCTACCGCTCGATGGCAAACCATCAGCGGGGCGTGCTTCTGATGCACGTTGGCGACATGGAGCAGGGCGCGACGGTGGACCTGGCGCTGATGCAGGCCACCGACGCCGCCGGGGCCGGGGCTAAGGCCATCGCAGGCAAAGCCATCACGCAACTTACGCAGGCCGGCGGCGATGCCGGCTCAACGGTCGTCATCGAAGTGCGCACCGAGGAAATGGACGTTGACGGGGGCTTCGCCTTCCTGGGCGCGACCCTCACCGTGGCGGGCGGGGCGTGCGACATCGGCATCTTCGCGCTCGCCGGCTGCTCGAACTATTCCCCGGTGTCCGTCACCGCGTGGGATGAGATCGTAGACTAGCGCGAGCTAGAGACAAGTACGGGGAGGGTGGCACGGGCTGCCCTCCCCACCAAGGAGCGCGATGACACAAGCATACACACATCGCTTTACTGAGGTTCACCAGCTGGCGGGTACGCTGGACCCGGCCACCTACAACGGGCCGACCATCGAGTATACGCCCTATGTCAATCTGGCCCATCACCAGCGCGGCGTGTTCATCGTGCAGGTCGGCACGATGGGCGCAGCGAGCACGCTGCTGTGCTCACTGGTGCAGTCCACCAACGCCAACGGCACCGATGCGAAATCCATCGGCGCGGTTGCCGACAAGCTGGTGATCCTCCAGCAGACAGAGGGCGACGGCAACGACACGATCGCCATCGAGTTTCGCACCGACGAGCTGGACGTTAACGCCGGCTATTGCTACATCGCGGGCACGGTTCACGTCGCCGGTGACGTGCCGCTATCGGCCCTGCTGCTCCTGGGTGGGAGCAATCAACTGGCGGTGCCGACTGCCATGTGGACGCAGATCGTAGACTGACCGTGACCAAACCCGGAGGGAGTTGAATGGGCAAACACTGGGTGAAGGCGCTCAAAACCATCAGCCGCTATGCGCTGGATGGCGCCTATCGCACCTACCAGCCCGGCGACTGGTTCGAGTGCCGCAACCAGGAACTGCTGGAGCTGCTACAGCAGCAAACCGTCCTGAGCACCACGGACATGATCCGCAAGACGTTCGATGGGCAGGACGCGGGCGTGTTGGTGCCGAAGGGCGTGGAGATTCCTGACGCACTCCGCAGGTACGGAATGAGCGCGCGCAACGGCCAGGCCACTGACCTGCCGTGGGAGCGCACGCTGCTGTGGGACGGGCACGCCGCCCTAACCGCCGAGTGTGCCGCGCTGGGCCTGATGCGCCTCGAAGCAGAGGACGGCGAGCCCGCGTGGGAAATGGCGGCAATGCTGGAGAGCGACACGCGCCTGGCGCGCGACATCGGCACCGAAGCCGAGCGCGCGCTGACGCTGGAGATGGTGGGCGATCTGCGTCTGCCGGTCTACAAGATCGGCCTCGTCTGGGTCCGCCGGACGCCGGCGGCGGAGGAGGTGATCCAACTCTGGCGCGCCGCAGTTGAGAGCGGTGCAGACGAGCGGCACGCCTTCCTGCGCACGATCTACACGCACCGCGTCAAACTCTGCACGCTGCCCGCAGACTGGATGGGCCAGTGGATGCGGGCGTGATGTACGTTGCATTCGGGCGCAAGGCCCGCACCGAGGCCGCGGCCAGCATCGCCAGCCTGCGCGAGCACCACGCCTGGCCGGTGCTGGTCGTGGGCGACAAGCCCATCAAGGGCGCGGAGTTCAAGCGCTTCGATACGCCCGGAACGCCGGGGCGCTGGGCCAAGGTGAACCTTGACACGCTCACGCCGTGGACGCAGACACTGTTCCTCGACGCCGATACCCGCGTCCACGGCGACCTCTCCCTGGGCTTCCGGCTGCTGGCGGCGGGCTATGACCTGGTGATCGTGCCGAGCCGCCCGCAGCACAACGAGTCGCTGCGGCACCTGAGCGACGAGGAGCGCAAGCGCACGCTGGCGGAACTGCCGCTGGACCCGCTGCAACTGAATACCGGCGTGATGTGGTTCGGGTCGGGCGCCGCGCCGCTGTTTGCGGTGTGGCGCGAGGAATGGCAACGCTGGCGCGACAAGGACCAGGGCGCGCTACTGAGGGCGCTTTACCGGCATCCGGTTGCCGTGGCGGTGGTGGGGCAGCCCTACAATGACGCGCACGGTGAGGTGATCGAGCACAGATTTGGAGCGTGTGCATGACAGCAACCGCAATCATCACTGACGGGCAGGCCGTGACGCTGGACGGCTACGACGGCGCCAACCTCGTCGTCAAGCGCATCAACGTGTGGCGTGTCTACGAGGACCGCACGCAGGGCATCGTGTGCAGCGTGCGTCACGGGCACCCGGCGCAACTGCTGGAACGCGCAGGCGGCGGCTGCAAGGTC